GTTTATCAGATCGACAATGGAATAGGGATTAGTTGGATTGAACAAATAAAATATTAACAATATGAAAATTAAGTTTATTGTTGAAAAAGGGACTCCGTCAACAGATAGCGGAACCGTAAATATAGAAAAGATTAAAATTAACAATCCTGTCAAAATATTTTATGATTTTGATAATAGTAAATTGATAGGATTAGGGAACGTCTTTAAAGAAGATAATGTTTTAACTTGCGAGGCAGACATTAATGAGAAGGATTTTGATAAATATCCTGCTATTGGATACAAAACTGATGTTGAGAATCAGGAACTATATTGTATTGGTTTATGTAGTCAGAGAAATGTTGATGAGACTATACTAAAACTTTCAGATCAAATTGGTACGATGAAATAAAATACTAAAATGAAACTATCAGAAAAATCTAAATTAGCCCACAATGTGTTTGTCAATAATTTTTACAGAACAATTGATATGCCATACCAAAAGATAAAATGCAGATATTTAGTTCGCGTTGTGAACTATAGGGGCGTTTGGGATCAGATAATTTATGATCCAATTAACTTTCGGGGAAGGGGCGGGTCTTGAAATTGAGGATGGTTTTGGCTTCTATGATGGTATAAAAACTAAGCGATTTTTGATAAATAACAAGATGCTAAAATGAATAATATGGATAAAATAGAATTTAATTTAGAAAAGGCAAGTTCGTTTTTGAAAGTATCGAATGAATTTATATCAGAATTACAGATTAGACAGGGTAAGGATATGATGGATGAATTATATGATACTATCACGGTTAAGTTGGATGCGATGTTTTATTCTAATTTAGCTGATGAAAGAACATTAACATATTATTGTCCTCGTCCCAGGTTTTTTGATTGGCTTTTCAGACGAGAGAAAAAAGTTGAATGGGAATTGAAAGTAAAAGATTTATTACTTAACCCTCCTAAAATACCGGATAAAACAAAGAGAATTTATTTATGTGATATTAAGCCTCAGTAATGGGGCTTTTTTATTGTCAAAAAATAAATATCAAAAAACATTTGCATATTAGAGTAATATAGTTTACTATTTAGTGTAAACTTGTTTTTGAATGTATATTATCACAATCATTTGAAAATCAACAAAATGATTTAATCAATAAAACGGTTAAATCATTTGTCATTTTAAGGCTATTTGAAAACAACAAAATAAAACAAAATGGCAAAAGGCCCCGGAAAGGGAAAAACAAACAATCTTAATGGTAGGCCGAAAGGAACGCCTAATAAAACTACACAGGAAGCAAAGAAAATGCTCGAGCAGTTACTGTTCGGTAGGATAAGCAGTATTAATGATGCACTTGACAACTTACAACAGGAAGATTCAGGGAAGTACCTGGATGCTGTCTCAAAGCTATTCACATATGTACTGCCAAAGAAGACAGATGTTACAAGTGACGATAAGCCTTTGAAGATTGTAAAGATCAGTTTTAAACATGAATGAAATCAGGGAAATAGACGAAGTAATACTTGAGGCTCCTGATTTTGCAGATTATCAGAAAGCAATAATTGAATCACCTAAAAGATTTACTATAACTGAGGCTTCAACAAAGTCAGGCAAAACATTCTCGCATATATATTGGCTATTTGAACAGGCGCATAAAGGCGAATCAGGGTGGGAATATTGGTGGGTAGCTCCTGTTTACAGTCAGGCAGAGATCGCATTTAAACGCTTAATGCGGAAGGTATCAGAGTCCGGGGCTTATATAGTCAACTTGTCAAAGCTAACAATCACCACTCCAATAGGCACAATCATAACTTTCAAGTCAGCCGATAATCCGAATACTCTTTATGGGGAGAATGTTCACGCATTTGTCTTTGATGAATATTCCAGGGCAAAAGAAGATGCATGGTTTGCGCTTCGTACTACAATAACTTACACAAAAGCAAAAGGCAAGTTCATTGGTAATGTGGTAGCAAGGAACTGGGCATGGGATATGGCACGTAAAGCAGAGAAAGGTATTGATCCTGATTTTGAATATTTTAAAGTAACTGCTTATCAGGCTGTTGATGCTGGTATTCTTTCGCTCGGTGAAATAGAACAGGCAAAGAAAGACCTTCCTGATCGGATGTTTAGAATGCTTTACCTGGCCGAGTTTACAGAGATCGAAGGCGCACTATGGACATGGGAAATGATTGAAGCTACCAGAGTTGATCCTAAAGACTGCCCTCCATTAACAAGGGTAGTTATTCCGGTTGACCCGGCAGTCACGGCAAATGATGCAAGTGATGAGACAGGTATTATTCCGCTCGGTAAAGGCGACAATGGTCACTTCTATGTCATTGGAGACTATACCGGTAAATATACCCCGGAAGATACAGCCAGGCGCATTATACAGGCTTATGAAGATAAATCGGGCGATATTGTAGTGGGTGAGGTTAATAACGGTGGCGATTATATTGAAACTGTTTTAAACTTGGTCAATAATGCTGTTAAGATGCCTTATGAAGGCGTTCATGCTTCAAGGGGTAAATACACACGTGCTGAACCTATTGCATTGCTTTACTCGCAGGGTAGGATTCATCATGTAGGTAGATTTCCGTTGCTTGAGAATGAAATGACAAGTTGGGCGCCAAATACAGGAGCGAAGTCTCCGAACAGGATAGATAGTCTGGTTTGGGGAGCGACATATTTAATGAATGCGAAATATGGTAATGACTTTGAAGTAAACTGAAAGATGAGACTCCGAACGATACGCATTATTGAAAGTAAAATGACTATAAAAGTTAATAATATTAAGTAGGATGGCAGTTTTACAAAATATATGGGATAAGTTGACGGGTAAGCAGCCCTCGCATACTCCCAATCCTTTGGATGCCTATTTAATGAAGGTTTTGGCTAATAATGCCATCTACCCTGATGAGTCAGCGGAGACATATCTCAGTTCTTATACCGGCAACAATGATGTATTCACGGTCATTAACAAAATTACTGAGCCAGCTTCCACAGTCCCGATATTCCAATATGATGAGAATGGCGAGATAGTCGAAAATGGTAAGATGTTAGCAAGATTGAATAATCCTAATGGTTATCAGTCCCGGAGTCAATTTATCGAAGCCGGTATGTCGTTCTTTCTGATCTTTGGCAACTGCTTTACATCTGGAGAGGAAGTCGAGGGGAGTGCTTATCCTGGGTTTGCAAGGTTAGATCAATTACCTCCGCAATGGATCGCTATTAAATTAGGAACTTACTTTAATCCGGTTACCGGATATTCGTTCTATCCATTTGCCTCATCTTCTGCAATAGATTACCCGAAAGAGAATATATATCACTGGAAAGAATTTAACCCCGATTACAGTATAACCGGCGGGCATCTAAAAGGGATGAGTCGTTTACGTCCGTTATTAAGATCAGTTACCGGAAGTAAAGAGGCATATAATTCACTTGTTAAGGCGTTCCAGAATCAGGGTATGTGGGGACTGCTGGCAATGATCGGAGAAGATGACAAGATAACTCAATTAACAAAGGAACAGAAGTCAAAGTTAAGAAGTGAATTTGCCCGTGATTCGGCGACAGGAAAATTAACGATTGTTAATAAAAAGGTCGAATATACCAACATGGGACTAACAATGCGGGAACTTGAGGTGGTAAAGTCTTTAGGTATATTAAAAGGAAATCTTTGTGATGCTTACAACGTTCCTTCACAACTTCTTTCAGGGAGTCAGGATCGAACGTATAATAACTACAAAGAAGCTGAACGTGCTTTATGGACAAACGCAATATGTCCGAATGTTGACGCTTATCTTGAAGGGTTAAGCAAATGGATGGCTCCCCACTTCCAGGAAGATGGTAACGTGTTAAAAGCCGATTACTCGGGAGTTGAAGCACTTAATAAAAACATTGGTGAGATAGTAACGGCAATGGTTACAGCGGGGATATTTACCGGGAACCAGATACTTGAAGCTATTGACTGGGAAACGAGCGAAGATCCGAACATGGAAAGAATTATTACTCCGGTTGGAAGGATGTTTATGGATGAGATGGGTATGCCTCCCGATCCGCAAGTAACAGAGAATGTGATGAAAAGACTTGGAATATCAGATTACAGGAAATGAAGATAACTCCAAATATACGACTTAAAAATACTTTCGTAACTCATTACTGGAGAGCTACCCGTAACGTGCTGGCTATTAATCATAAGGTTATTATTGATGCAGTAGAAAATATCAATCCTGAAAGATTAACAAATTATGTTGATTTTTTACTATTTGATAATGATAGTTTAAAATCAATGAACGAGAATATTTTGAGTATATGGGAGAAAGTAGGTGGTAGATATGGATATGATACAGAGATGTTTATTGCAAACAATAAAAATAAAAAAGCAACAAATAGATGGCAGTCAGTAGAGACATGGAATGAGCCAGTGGGATATAGTAGATGGAAAAATTGGATGAGAGAGTACGCCTCTGAGCGATCACTTCAAAAATCTAAAGCAATAATGACTACTGAACAGGAATATATAAATAAGATTATTACCGATGTTGTTAAGGAAGCTAATTCAGGGGACGTTTGGCTTAGTATTGCTGATACTAAAAAACTATTAAAAGAAAGACTTGCTAAAGAATTAGTAATTATTGAAGATTATCAAGCCGAGCGCATTGCAATCACTGAAGTAAATGGAGCTGCAAACAGAGGGGCTTTTGAGTCTGCAAAAGAAAACTCAGAAGGAGTCATGAAAGAATGGATGACTACCGGGATGCCAAATGTCAGGGAGTCTCATTTAGCACATGAATCATTAGGTCCACAGGAAATGGATTTTGAATATAATACTGGGTTAAAATTTCCAGGAGACGATGAATGTGATATACCAGAAGAGGTGATTAATTGTCACTGTACTTATACCTTAGATACGGTACAGTGATAATAGTTACAGCAATAATTATACTGGTGTTGATAGATATTACTGATATTGCGAATGATTTTGGACATAAAATATAAGATATGAAATTCCAGGTAAAAAGCAACTTTGAGCTAAAGGACATTGACGAGAAAACCGGCATGGTAACCGGATATGCTTCTATCTTCGGAAATATTGATTCCGATAAAGATATGATTATGCCCGGTGCTTTTACTAAGACAATCACTGAACGTGGGCCGGGATCAGTAAAGCCACGCATTAAGCATCTCTGGCAGCATGATTCATTTCAGCCAATAGGATTACCTGTAATGATGAAAGAGGACAATAGGGGACTATATTTTGAGACCAAGTTCGGGACAGATCAGTTTTCTCAGGATAAATTAAAACAGCATATTGACGGCATCATAACAGAGCTTTCAATAGGGTATAATACTATCAAATCAGAGAAAGCAAGTAAGGATTCCGCTGAATACACTAAACTCACTGAACTGAAACTATGGGAATACTCATCAGTGACATGGGGGTCTAATTCACTTACTGAGATTATTAGCGCAAAAGGTCAGGATATTAACCTACTCGCTGAACTGACAAAGAGAATTGAAAAGTTAGGCAAGGCACTTAAAGATGGTAAGTATTCTGAAGAAACTTGCGAACAGTTTGAAGCAGAACTCTTAAAGATAAACGAAATAATTAAATCACTCGAGATCACGGAGCCGGTCATTGCCACTCCAGATGAAGCAGAGCCGATAGTGGACTATAAACTTCATTTAGAAACAATTTTAAAAATTATTAAACAATGACAGATCTTGAATTAAAAGGAGTTCACGATCAGATAGCACTTGAACAGAAGAAACAATTCGATGCTGTTGAGGCTCTTAAAACAGCACACGCATCCGAAGTTGATAAGCTGAACAAGAAAGTTGAGAAATCCGAAGAACGGATTGTCAAGTTATCTGAACAGGCCGATGGACTCGCCCTTCAACTGAAGGACAATGCAAAGTTCAGCAAAAAGGTTGATCCCTGGGCTGACATGAAAAAGAAAATGACCGATAAGTCAACCATTGAGAATCTCAAGGGTGGCGGACAGGTAAATATGGAAGTTAAGTTAGTTGGTGACATGACCGAATACACTAACCTTTCTGACTCTTCACTCGCTAACGCTGTTGTTATCCCATTCCGGGAGGCGGGAGTATATGCTGCTCCAGACAGACCGATAACACTATTGGATCTGATTCAGACAGGACCCTGCAACTCATCGCGGGTGACATGGGTTGAACGTTCAGCTCGTTATGAAATGGGAGTAGCTGATAATTTTACGAACGCTGCTGCTGCTGTTGCTGAGGCTGCAATATTTCTTCAGTCAGATTATACCTGGATACAGAGGTCCGCAATTATGGAAAAGATTGCAACCTATGTAAAGGTTACAAACGAAGCACTTGAGGATTGGGATCAGTGTCTGGACGCTATTCGCGGGGAATTACTTCCGCTTACAGAACGCGCAGTTGAAAGCGCTGTATTCAGCGGTACAGGTGCAACGCCTCAGATACAGGGTATATTTGACTCTACTGACATTGCACACGCATACGAATTGACAACCGAGATCACTGGTGTTGTAACTCCGAACTCTCTGGATGTTATACTTGCTATGGCAGCACAGATCAGGTCGTATAAATTTGGTGGCCCACTAACAGTGTTAGTGAATCCTATTGACTATGCGCTGATGATGTTACCGAAAAACACTCAGGGTATTTATTTGCTGCCTCCATTTATTACAGCAGATCGTACCGTTATTGCTGGTGTCAGAGTTGTTTCATCGTTCCTTGCAACAGCCGGGACATTTTACATGGGTGACTTCTCTAAAGACAAGTTGTATTTTGCTCGTGGTATTGAGATTAAGATTTGGGATCAGAACTCAGATGACCCGATTCACGATCTGAAGACTATCACAGCTACCGTAAGGCTGGCAAACAGGATTCATGTTCCTGATTACTATGCCTTCTGTTATGATGCTGCTGCTGATGTTGTAACTGCAATACAATAAGTTATGAAAAAGATATTCATACTTTCATTTTTGCTGGCACTCAGTGTTAGCTTAATGGCACAGACTTCAGGGACAACCTATACACTGCCCTGGAATGTAGCGGAAAAAACAGTTACACTCACATCTGTTGATTCTATTACTCAGCATGTAACAGCATATTGGGTGTTTAATATCAACCGGGCAAAGCCGCAATATTTTGCAGTGTCTGTTGCACTTGATACAATTGGGGCTGTCCCTTGTGGCAAAACTAATTGGCTTATAAAAGGATCGATGGACGGTACTAATTATGTCACTTGTTCAGGGGTAACTGGTGTTAATCCGGGTGGAACTACTGCGGGACTCGTACAGGATACTACTTTCTACTTGGGTGACGTATCGACGGGTGTTCTTTGGAAATACCTAAAGGTACAGGCTGTTTCATCTTCAACGCTCCATATAAAAGGAGTTCGAGTGAAGGGACTGGCTTTAAAGATATGTGATAAGTAGGTTAAGATTCTATATTGAATCCGAACTGAATTAATATGGGAGGCAGGAAATGCCTGCTTCCCCTTTTATAACTAAAAAATAACAAAATGAAAACGGTAAAGATTATTGAAAAGAAGATTGAAATCGAAACAAAAGATGGTGTCAGAACCGTAAAGGATTTTCACAGAAAAGCAGACGGGACTCCTTATAAACCTGGTGATGAAATAAAGGTAACAGACGGTCACGCAAAATGGCTTGCCGATCATCAGTTCATTGCCCCACTGGCTAAAGAGAAAAAAGAGAATAAAGAAGCTGCTAAAAGAGAGACAAAATAATGAGGTGGGATGTTTTAACGAGTCAGATTACTGAGCCGGTCACACATGATCAGGTGAAGACGTTTATGAACTATCCGGCAGCGGATACGTCACAGGATACCTTCATTGATAGCTGTATCGTTGTGGCTCGTAAATGGCTCGAAAAACGGACTGCCCTGTCAATTGTATCGAAGTCTTATAAGGCATATTTCGAAAGAGAAGATGCCGAAGCCGGATGGTATGAACTGCCATTTTCGCCTGTTCTTACTACTCCGGTTATTACCAGTTCAATGAACGGAGTATCAACTACTTTTCAACAGGTCGGCATGGGTAAAGTAAGAGTTATGCCTGATTCAGTATTTGGCACTACCCATATAGGCGGCAGTTCGGTTCCTTCTTATCTCGAGGTAATATTTCAGGCAGGCGCAACAAACGAAGAGGCAAATAACATTCTTTTGGAACTTGTCTCAATAGCTTTTAACAATCGCGCTGGCAGTGGTGGTGTTAGTACGGGCAATATACCTTATGATCTTTTACAAAGAATAGATTCAATCAGCGAAAATATATGAACCCCGGCGGATTAAATAGGTTAGTAACAATTACAACTATTGCAATAAGCACTGTTATCGGAAGGACTGTTGAAACAGTAACAACAACAACAGCCTATTTTAAAGTTACTAATATTGATGGGACGAGGTTTTTTAAAGAAGGTGAGGCCATTGATAAGGTTGTCTGTAAGTTCGAGGGATGGGATAACTCCTATTCGATGAACATGACTTTGACTTTAGACAATAAGATTTATAAGCCTATTGCGCCACTTAAACGAAACCCCGGATTATCAAATCTGAACGAAGTAATAATTATAGCAGCAACAAAATGTTAGGAGTAGACATACAAGGTGTACCAGAGCTTATGGCAGACTTCAAAGGCTATAAGAAAGAGGCTGCACGTGCTGTTGATCTGGCTGTCAGTGATACTGCTAATGCTATTGTGAAAGATGCTAAAGCAAGACTAAAAGAAAATTTATATAGAAGAGTTGATAATAGGTCATCAAGTTGGGAATCCGAGAATACATGGAGGGAACCATATAAAAGGACAGGTCGATTATTGAGTTCTATAATGCGAAAGAAGCAATACGAGACAGATAAGTTTGAAGCGGTAGTGGGCACAGATGTACAGTATGCTCCTTATATTGA